AACCACTAATCCGATGCGGTCTACTAAAGATGTAATAAAATCGTTTTGAACCGTTTGATTAATTAAGATACCCGCACCCACTTCTGCCACATTGTCGGCAGTTGCAAGCGGTACATAGTTTGCAAAATTTGGATTTGAATTTCTGATCGCATTGATAATGTCATATGTTTCCGAAATCCCTAATGATGTTTTAACTGTATTAACTGTAATACGTGCCAATATAATTCCTCCTTATTTTTCGAATGCTTCTAACGTTACGGTTTGTGAAAACGTTAGTTGCTCTTCTTCCTTTTTCTTTTCTTCTGATTGTCCTTCAACACCGACTTGACGGAATAGTTTACTATTTGCGACAATCAAGTCGTCATTTTTAGCTTTTAGTTTTTCCGTTGTTGTCGTTAGTGTTGAATGTTCTTCTAGTACGCTTGTATAATCCCCACGTAACTGTTGTAAGATTTCAGTACGCTCTGAATGTTCTAATTCGGGATTAAGCAAACGCTCTAGTAACGCTTCATGCTCTTCTTTCGTCATAGGCATGGTCAATCATTCCTTTCTATTTGTAAATGTCTTACACTCTTATTATATCATCGTATATAATAGGAAGAAATACATTAGCAAACACAAAGAGAGAATAATATAACAAAAAGTTGCTATTACTTCATTTTTGTTATACACTGAAATTAGTTATAGAAGAGGTTAATATTTTTTGAAAAACTTTTTTGATAGAGGGGTTGCAATTTGTTAATCTATCAACTATAATTAGAAATGTAAGGTAGTTCTTACAAAATAAAACATTGGAGGTAGGATATGAGAAAGTACATGACGAAAGAAGTAACAAAAACAACGGTGAAAGTTGCCCGTATGAAAATGGGAGAAAATGGTTTACCCGTTGCAGAGCCATTAGAAGACATCATTCTAATTGGGAACGTATCAAGCGAGAAAGCACAAAAGATTGTCACAAAAGAACACGGAAACGGTGTGACCGTGTTTGGCGTTGAAACAACAACCGAAACGTATAAAATGGCGGTTGAAGAATTTATTCAACTAGCTGAATTAGTACCAAATGAAGAAGTATAACGACTACGGAAATAGTCGCTCATAATCTAAAGTATTAAAGTTTTTCCATACAACCTATATCCCGTGGGTGGCGGGTTATCCACCCAAATACTATTATGGTCATACAGACCACCAAAAACTTAATCCGAAAAGGGGAAATTTTAAATGACAAACACAAATGAAAACGCAATGGTACAAGAACAAGAAAACATGGGCTTAGTAGTAGCAGGGAATCGTCAAGTCGTAAAGGAAACGGAAAACTACGTAGTAACTCGCGGTGAAGACGGTAAGTTCTCACGTAAAGCAAAGTACAACGAATATTCATCAATTAAAGCGGAATCACGTGCCGATAAAATTTGGTTAATGAATGTGTTAGAGGGTTCGGATGAATCAAGCAACGGTTTAAAAGGACAAGTTGGGAAAACAATTGAAGTACAGGACATTATCACACGTCCGTATGACCGCTTAAATGAAGACACTGGATTAGAAGAGTACGGGGTATTAACGTACTTAATCACACCCGAAAAAGAGGTTTTCGTTACATCGTCTAAAACGGTTTACTTTACAGTAACGCGTATCATGGATTTATTCGGACGTCCTGACACTGCTGAATGGGAAAACATTCAATTAAAAGTTGGAAAGGAAAAAGGAACAAACGGGGACATCATCAAGGTAAAAATGATAGGATAAAAAGGAGACGTGATAGAATGCCGCCAACATTGCGTGGTATATATCATAACCTAAAGGAATCAAAATACACTGTCTCCAATGGTGAGACGGTGTTTTTCTTTTCGTCTAGGTTATACATGATGAAATTCTTAGAAGGTTATGAGCATAATAGATTGAAAATTTCCAATAGAATTGAAAACGCTATCGCTTGCGATGTGTTGAATTTCGAATTTTTAGTTGACATTAACTTTTATAAAAAAATCGAAAAACGTGGATTTTACGTTTGGATAAAGGGGATTGAGTTTACATGGCACGAATTAAACCTATACGCATTACGTCAAATGACGTTAAAGAATTCGAACGTTTGGCACGAAATACAACGTCCAAAATTAAAAGAACGTTTAAAAATTATGGAATAGATTTATCGAGTGAAATTAGCACCCCTAAAAAAGTTAGTGACTTTAAAACAAGACAAGAATTCAACGCATGGAAAGAAAAAGCACGTAGCTTAACAAATCGTAGTAATACACAATATCAATTTAAAAAGAATAAATATGGTGTTGTTGCAAGTGTAAAAGAAATCAATGAATTAAAACGAACAACCAAACGAGCGCAACGTATAGCAAAAGATATTGAGAAAAAAGCATCGAAATTACCGTACACGGTAAAAGGTAAAAAGGTATCTACCATTGGTCAGCGTATGCAACAAATGGGGAAACCAAACGTAGCGGGGATACATGTTCCACCCGATTTTGATTTTAATAAAATTGTAACTCGAAAACACATGGAAGAAAAGAAAGAGAATTTGAAGGAACGTTCAGACCCAAATTTCATGGATAAACGAACCGAAAAATTAAAAGAAAATTACATCAAAATGATACACACACATTATAACAGTGATGGTGATGAAATTGTAAAAGCGATTGAAGTCATTCCCGCAAATGACTTTTTTGAGTTATTTTTAATGCATGATGAATTGCAATTTGAATACGAATATACTGAAGAACAGACAGAAGCGTCCAGGCAGAAAAAACTATCTATATTTGAGAACTACGAAAAAGGTAGGATAAATATGGATTTAAAGGGGTTTTAGGGCAGTCGTAAAGGAGTTGTGAAAGTATGGCACGTAAACAGTTTAGTTGCGATTTTGAAACAACAACGAATCCTAACGACTGCCGTGTGTGGGCATGGGGATACATGCAAATTGGTAAAATCTCAAACTATAAAATTGGGAATCATTTAGATGATTTTATGCAATGGTGTGAGAAAGTAAACGGAGACTTATATTTTCATAACTTAAAATTCGATGGTTCTTTTATTGTGAATTGGTTACTGAAAAATGGTTTTACACACGATAATTCGGGACTAGAAAAAACATTTAGTACATTGATATCCAATACAGGACAATGGTATATGATTGACATTTGTTACGGTTATAAAGGAAAGAAAAAAATTCACACATGTGTTTATGATAGTTTAAAGAAACTGCCTTTCCCTGTAAAACAATTAGCTGAAGCATTTAAATTGGATATTATGAAAGGCGATATAGATTACCATCTTGAACGTCCTATTGGTTGGGAGATTACAGAAGAAGAAAGAGCATATATTAAAAACGATATTGAGATTGTAGCGAAAGCATTAGAAATCCAATTTAATCAAGGTTTAACTAATATGACAAATGGGTCAGACAGTTTAAGTGGGTTTAAGGACGTGTTTAGCACAAAACTATTTGAAAAACATTTTCCTGTTTTAAGTTTACAAATGGATACCGAAATTCGAAAAGCATATCGTGGTGGATTTACATGGCTTAACTCGAAATATGTTGGTGTTACAATTTGTGGTGGTCTTGTGTACGATGTGAATAGTCTTTATCCTTCTGTTATGTATGATTGTTTATTACCATACGGGATGCCCGTTTATTTTGATGGACAATATGAAGAGAATGAAGACTATCCATTGTACATACAAAACGTTTCGTTTGAATTTCATATTAAGGAAAATAAAATTCCTACTATTCAAATTAAGAAAAGCGGACGTTTTGTCGAGACTGAGTATTTAGAAAGTAGTAAGGGTGAAATTGTAAATTTATCATTAACGAATATTGATTTAAAATTGATTGAAGACCATTATCATTTGATTGATGTTGAATACAATGGCGGATGGATGTTTAGAGCCAAACGTGGCATTTTTAATAATTTCATCGACAAATGGATGCACATTAAAATTACGTCAAATGGTGCAATTAAAGCACTCGCAAAATTGATGTTAAATTCACTATATGGAAAGTTTGCATCGAATCCGAATGTAACTGGTAAAGTACCGTATTTAAAAGACAATGGTGCAAATGGTTTCATGTTAGGAGATGAAGAATTTAAAGACCCAATATACACACCAATGGGTGTCTTTATCACATCATATGCACGGGAGAAAACCATTAGAACAGCACAGTCATGTTATCCACGTATTATTTACTGTGATACGGATAGCATTCATTTGGAGGGTGACAATGAACCCGAATCTATTAAACATTTAATAGATGATGATAGACTAGGATTTTGGCAACATGAAAGCACGTTCTTTAGAGCTAAATACATTCGACAAAAAACGTACATTCAAGAAATATGTCAAAAGGAAATAGATGGTCGCACGGTAAACGCGGGTTTACATGATTACACTAAATTGATGTTATCTGTAAAATGTGCGGGTATGCCAAAACAAGTAAAAGAAAAAGTTACGTTTGAAAACTTTCAAATTGGTTTTCGCTCTAATGGTAAACTAGTACCAAAACAAGTTAACGGTGGTGTGGTGTTAGTTGATACGGAATTTACGATAAAATAGGAGGGTAACATGAAATATTCAATTGAAATTATTTGTGATAATGAAGATGGTCAATACTATGTTATTGAGTTCGAAGCGTCAAACATTGCAAAGGTTAGTAGATGCATTGATAGTTATATTCCTAAAAAGGGATATTCAATTGTTAATATTAATGTGCAAGGGGCTTTTACTCTAGTATAAAAAATGATATAATATAGGAAGTAAGGAATACTGCTTCCTATATCATTTCTTGTATCGGGTGAATCCACATTGAGTTGTGCCGAACAGTTGGGAGACTGATAATCTCTAGTGATAAAAGTATGTATTACTTTACGACATTTCGGACACCTTCAACGTGCCATAAAGCACTATATGAGGGTGTCTTTTATTTTAGGAGGGTGAACGATGTTAAAAATAGAAGTGATAAGTACAGACGGAAAAATATTTGAGCGTTATTGGATGGATAAGACACCAATTGTCAAAGCGATAAATTGGACATTGAAGGATGAACATTTGTTAATGCGAATGGCTAATAAAATTGAAAGTGTGAGGGTTGTCAAAAGTGTTAAATAAAATTGTCAGAATATTATTAAGGTATGAAAGATTAAGACAGGTGGTTATAAATCAAATGATGGACGAATGTGATTTTACAAATGTTACGATAAGCGATGCAAAGAATTTTCATATTAGTGATTGTTACATTGGTAATCTAACGATTATCAAAAGTGACGGGGTAAATGTGCATCATAATGAAATAAAATGTTGTAGCGTGAATAAGAAGAAAATATGACATGTGATACACCTTCATTTGAGGGTGTATTTTTGTATACTATAGCAGTTGATAGATTGCAACAAAATTGTGATAGAAAATGTGAGATAAATTTGTTTGAGAAATATGTGAGATTTATGTACGAAAATGCTTGACAAAATGGGTGTGGGGAAATGGGGGAAAATGT